TTGGGAACGCCATTGTTAGTGTTTTTCTTGGGAACGCCATTGTTAGTGTTTTTCTTGGGAACGCCATTGTTAGTGTTTTTCTTGGGAACGCCATTGTTGGTATTAGGAGTTCCATTGTTAGTGTTTTTCTTGGGAACGCCATTGTTGGTATTAGGAGTGCCATTGTTAGTGTTTTTCTTGGGAACGCCATTGTTGGTATTAGGCGTTTTGGGTGTGTTAACATTGTTCTTTTCTTTTTGTTTTTTAATCAGTTCGTCTAATTCTTTTCGTTTTATATTCATCTCAATGTTTTGTTTTTTGAATTTATTGATAAATTCTAACCTTTGAGCCTCTATGTCCTTCTTTTTCGTGTTTATATTTTTTAATCGTTGTTCCATCATTTTTTTGAATTCTTCTTTTTCTTCTTCCGTCTTGAACCGGTTTTCTAACATTTGTTTTTCGAAAAATTTCTTTTCACGGTCCATTTTTAACAGTTCATTAAATTGTTTTCTTTCGAAGTTTGATTTTTTTTTCTCGAATTCTACACTTTTATTAGTATACTCTTTCGATCTACCATTTCCACTAAGAAATTGAGGTACACCTTTACCAAATAAACTCTTCGGGAAATATACTTGTCTGGGTGTATTTGTTACTTCCCGATTACGATTATCTGATATATTCGGTCTCTGCATTTTTAGTTTATCTGGAAATATGACATCACCATTACGTTTATTTACCCCATTGTTCGTACGGGTGTTCACTCCATTGTTGGTACGAGTATTCATACCATTGTTCTTATTCGCACGGGTGTTCACTCCATTGTTGGTACGAGTATTCATACCATTGTTCTTATTCGCACGGGTGTTCACTCCATTGTTGGTACGAGTATTCATTCCATTGTTCATACGATTATTCATAACATTTTCCATCGCTGAATTATAATTAACTTTCGTAAGTTTACGTTTTGACGCTAATTTTATAGGCTCCCGGACACCCATCGATTTCAATTTGTTTTCGATCGAAGTAAGCATATGCTCTTTAGTCGGTTTCGTTGGGATGAGTGCACCAACTTTACGAAGTATACGTTTTATATCAGAAACCTTAGAAGATGAATTAAATACTATCTCATAATCGTTAGCCTTTAAGGGTGATTTTTTATCTAATAAATACGTTCGATCACTTGTTATAACTAATGGTGGTAGTGGTAATTTGTTATCCTGGATGTCTTTATATATCTGACAAATCTCCTTTCTACTTAAAGTAACATTCAAACCTGTGTTCTGCTTAATGATCTCTCTGAGATTTTTTATATCCGCATCCGGATCGCACGCATCCATGGCGTATTTATATATGCTCACAAAATTTTTACTACAAAACATAAATGTAAATTATTGATGTGTTGTAGTATAATTATTACCCAAAATATAGAGTCTAATTTTTTCTTCATAATCCATATCAAACTTAAAAATATTAGTATCACCTAAATTTATTTCAATTATTTTAATATTTTTAGTGTATGAATTCTTGTTACCGAACGTCGAAAATATAATTGATTCAAAAAAATCAAGGGGATTTTTTATTTCCTCTTTAAATCTTTTGTTTATATTTACCGTTATACAAGTAACTTCATAGTCTTTTTTATCTAAGAACGGTTGTAACGGATACTCCTCACACGTACATCCATCAACATAATTATATCCATTATATTCAATTGATTCGAAAATAACTGGTATTGCCATACTCATACACACCGCATCTATAATATTCATATCTGGGTGAGTATCTCTGGAAAAGTATTCAGTTTTGTGTGTATTTAAACAATAAGCTGAAATATATATTTTCTTTTCTACATCATTAAATGTTGGGTTACATCCACAAACTTCTATAATTTTTTCTTTTACTCGAGTCATATCAACGAAACCATAACTAGTTAGAAACGATGATATACTTACATTAATCACAGAACTCAAATCCAAATTTAAACAAATATCAAGTATATCGTCAATTGGTATATTTAAGGCCAAAAACAATGTAAGTATAGCACCAGCCGAACAACCGGAAATTTCATGAACATCCTTTATATTAGTTTCAATTCGTTTTAATGCCCCAATTAATGAAAATATACCCATTGATGCTGGACCAATGACTAAATATTTCATCCTTAATTAATAGTACGAAGGAAATTGGCGACGAAGAAGCGCAAATATCACAGCGAATACGATTGAATGTGTCAATGAGGCAGAAAGACTCGTCTGACCCGATCGGAATAATCCTCCGGATCCGGGTGGTATTGTGAGCAACAAACCCGGGCTGAGAACCAAGAACATGGATGTAGTAACCAACAAATCAGTCTTGGTTAAAATGAGTCCCAAAGCCTTTGCTATCATAGAATACACAAGAAAGAAAACCAATGCATGGAAGAATATAGCACTTTGGGAAGTCTTACCATTCGTGAAATTAACGCTGCGACCATTTGTAGTCAAAAGAACACCTGGACTGAGAGCAAGGAAAAGGGCCGCTGGGATAGAAACTTTTTTAGAAGTAATATCGGGTAACATATTTAATATAAGTCTATATTATTTTGTTTAGTATGAATCATAACGAAATTAACAAAGTCTTCAAATGAAGTACCACATAAAATATCATTATGCAAACTATTTTCTTCTATGTATTGTATAATTTTTAACCATATGTAAAATAGATGTTCTCTATATCGACAATCTATATATTCGGGTGTATCGTGCTCCTGGATATAACAAAACTCTTCAAAATCTGTAAACATACACTCTGTAAAAAGTGTATTTTCCAACATTGCATCGTAAAGATAGACCTTAATCATATCCCACAAATACCATAACTCATCTGAATATTCCACACCCCAATCATGTATATTTAGATGAGATTCTGATTCAATCTCGATGTCATCCTCGCTGCCATCAGTGTCACAACCCACAGTAGCTTCGTACACATACTGACTCCAAACCATGTCTGTTACTTACTTACAGTTTCCTTTTTATCTTTTATACCAGTTAACGATATCGACGTAGTTTCCTTAGTCTTTAAATTATCCTGGATCGCATTGATAGCCCCCTCAATTTTAGCTTCGTCACCACCAAAGTATTGGTATAGTCCTTCTCGGATCACATCCTTATTAATACCTGATTTTCGGACGGACTTCCGTAAACTAATCTTACCCTTCCTGAGGTTAATTGTATCAATACCCTGATTCACCATCTGCATCTTAACATTCTCCTTAAGACGCTTTTCTTCTTGGTTCAAAATCTTAATATCTGATTTAGCTTCAGAAAGTTGCTTTGTGAGTTCGATAAGCTTTGACACAGTGTCTGAAAGATCGGTCGAAACGGATGTCATATTTATTATTTATTATTTAAAACTATAGTCTAATCTTTAAGCACAGAGACCACGTTGCATTGTGTCGGGCACAATCGTGGTGTTATTCCATACATAAGCCTGTTTCGGGTTTGGTGGATCAACCCGAACAGTTCTATTGGCATTTCTCAACGAGCCACCTACTGTTTCTGGGAAACCAATTTGTTGTCTAGGTTCAAGATAGCTTTGTCCAGCAAGAATATCATCTGGGGCAAATTGACCAAAGTCTTCTTGGGAAGCTATTTCCCGCGGGAGAAGAGACGACGCAAGACCTGTGCCCTTCTGCATATTACATTCACTGCGGCTAACTGGGGCAGCTGCCATACTATCAGATGGTTCATCACCACCCAAAGAGGCATATGTGCGTTCTGTAATACTGTAACGAGATTTACCATTACCCATGCTGAACAAAACATAAATCAAAACCACGACAGCTGTCAACATGAGAATGTTTTTCGTTCTACCCTTCATCTTTATATAGAATAAATAATTTTTTTTTACTGATCATCTTCATCGGCAATTACATATTCTTCTGGGTAAAGATCTTCAATGACCGGATCATCAAAAACCTTCACCTGAACCAAATTCCAAACTGGGCCAAATGCTTTTTTAGCAAACCACAATCCGGCAAACTCAACGATAGCAGTACACATACCCGTTGGTTTAATGTTGGAAATATCAATTACTTCCTGATTCACATTAAAAACACGTGTTTGGGGGATTCGGTCACATGTAAATTGACCATTCACCATACCAGACGTATACGCCGAGCGGATGACGTCTTCTGTAAGTTCTTTACCAAACCAAGAAGACGCATTTTCAACTGCAGACTTGATGTTTAATTCATCAATGTCTTCGATTCGTTGGGTGTTTTTTTCTGAAACCATATCAATTGTAACTTCATTTGATTCGCCTGATACTGTAACTTTATTCACCCGATTGAGTTGAACAAAGTGCTTCTTTTTTTCATCACTGAGAGCTTTAACAAAGTAAAGTCCATCATCGCCTTTGTTTGGTGTACCGTAAATCATTATATGTATTATAATATGTTTAATTCTTTAAACCAACAAATGGTATTTTAGATGACTTTTCCAATATGTCTGTTGGTACCCACGAATCTCTATTTTGTCTGTATCCATACAAAAGCTTGGACGTATTTATATTTTTATTGAAAGATACGGGTTTAATTGGCCTGTGTGTATATTCATTACCTATATAAGCCTTAGAACCAGTTTTTATCCATTTTTGCTTTTTTAGATTGAATCGTTCTTTACCATGTGTTTTGATATAACCACCAATATTCATATTATTTGGTGTTGCTTTAATTCCATGAACAATTTGTTTAGATAACCTTTCGGAACTTGGTTTTGTTGTATATTTTAAGTATTTATTGGGATTTATCTTTTTCGCTATATTAACACCAACGTTTCTATATTGTCGTGAACTCACTCTGGGTGTTATTATTTTAGTATGTACTTTTTTGAATATTTCTTCGATAGAGTCATTAGAGTTTAACTTTACATTCTTATTAATTATCTTCGAAAGTTTCAACATACGTTGTCGATCTTTTTCTTTTTTTTCGGGTCTTAATCCGAGTTTTTGCATGAGATACACATCTTCCAAAAGAAACCGTTTACCTGCAATACTTATTCTCTTATCATGTACAATCTTACCAGTATCCTTATTTTTGTAAGTGACACCTTTCGATTGTGATTGTATTATTTCATACCCAAATTCACGTGGTCTCATTATAGGTATATCTAGAATACCCCCAAGAACTACATCATCAATCTTATTTTTGTTTATTATAAAATATCTTACATTCAAATCAAGTGCAAATAGTTCAACGTCTATAAGCACATCATCCTTTATGATATTTTTATCGTTTCTTGTTTTTTTCTTTTTAATGAGAACATATCGTCTGGATACGTATGGACCTGTTTCCGAAAATCCTAAACCAACAAATCTGGCAATTTTCGATGCATTTTCTGTAATTCTATTTTTTATAACTTTATCATTAGTTTGTGCAATTTTTCCAAGTTTATCCCATAATACAAGTTTTATAGCTTGAAGTTTACCAAAATATTTGGTATCATATTTAATACGTGGTATGAACTTTGTATCTATGTCACTTGTAATTATTCTATTTTCACGATCTATATATTTGTTGAAAGCTTCACCACCAGATATTACAAGATCACCATATGGATTTAATGCAGTTGAAAGCTCCCCAACCACCTTCATAATCTTATCTCTTATCTGATCAGTTACGAGGACATATATAATCTTTTCGAAACTTTCATTTTTATGCACTCGTGCAACACGCTTCCTGAAAGCAGACAAATTATTATTGTCAAAATGTTTCTTCAATATAGGATCATTGAAAAATAGATTTTTTTTTAAAAATCTATTAATGACTGCCTCTGAATAAATCTCTGTATCCATAACTATTATAGATGTACAAAAAAAATAGACACTGAATGTTACTTAAAGAAGACGCCCATACGAAGTGTATAACAAAGACATGTCTCTTGAAAATATCCAAACCGAACTTCAGGCACTCCACAATGATTTGAAAGCTTTGACTAAACTTGTCCGTAAGATTAAGTCTAAACAAGACGACCCGGATGGAGAAAAGGCAAAGAAGCGTGCTGAAAACAACGGTTTTAACCGAAAGCAACAAATTACACCCAAACTTCGTGCCTTCCTTGAACTCGGTGAAGGTGAGCTCATCTCCCGTAGTGAAGTCACTAAAGCTATCAATAAATATATTACCGAAAAGGGGTTGAAGCACCCGGATAATGGTCGTCAGCTTGTTCTCGATGACAAGTTGCGTGATCTTCTCGCTCCACCAGCTGATGTCCAGGTCACCTTCCTTAACTTGCAAAAGTACTTGAGCCCGCACTACATCAAGAGTACAGCTTAAAAAATTGAAACATAGTCATTATAGATGAACAATGACTGTCGAAAAAGATAAAATTGAACAGCTTGTTGGTACAAAGATTAAGGATATCACTTTGTACCAAAAAGCATTTACTCATAAATCCGCCCTCAAAGAAGATGAAGAACTTACAGAATCATTCGAAACCCTCGAATTTATGGGTGACTCCGTATTAGGCTTTGTAATCACTAAATTTCTATTTGATCAATATGAAGAGCGACAAGAGGGCTTTCTTACAAAAGCTAGAACTAAACTTGTTCGTTCAGAGACACTTGCGTCTATCGCAGTGAAACTGGGTCTCAATGAGATGGTTCGCATGGATGAAAAGGGAATGCGAAATGGTTGGAACAATAATCCGAAGATTTTAGAAGATGTTTTCGAAGCTCTTGTTGGGGCTATTTATATGGATTTGGGACTTATTCACGCTAAAAATTTCATACTTCGTATTTATAATGATCCACAATACATAAATATGAAAATGATCATGATTGATGATAACTTTAAAGATCATCTCATGAGATATTGTCAAATTAGTAATTTCCCGTTACCCGAATATAAAATAGCATCACATCACGAGGGTGTATTTTATGTGGATGTATACATAAATAACTGTTTTTGTGGACGTGGTGTTGCCAAAAGTAAAAAACAAGCCGAGCAAAATGCCGCTAGGGAGTTTTTTGCTAATAACATGGAACAGCTTAAAAATGAAGTGTCATAAATAACTAATAGCATGCATCCAAACGTGAAAGCTTTGATTGAAAGGGAATATGCTGCCCAAAAATCTGAAGAGTGGTTAGCTCTTCGTGGAAACATGTTAACGGCATCCGATGCAGCTACGGCTATTGGTAAGAATAAATATGAAACTCCACTTGGGTTAATACTTAAAAAATGTGGAATCGGTGAACGTTTCATGGGCAATGAAGCCACACGTCACGGTGAAAAGTATGAAGATGAGGCAAGAATTCTCTACGAGCAAAGACATAATGAAATCGTGCATGAAATTGGTCTTTGTCCACACAGTGAACATAAATGGTTAGGTGGCAGCCCCGATGGAGTATCAGAATCTGGAAAGCTCATTGAAATTAAGTGTCCTATGGCTCGTAAAATATTACCCGAAGTCCCCGAACACTATATGCCACAACTTCAACTTTGTATGGAAATTTTAGATCTCGAAGAAGCAGATTTTATTCAATATAAACCCGCAGAAACGAATTGGCCACGACCAGAGGAATTTGTTGTAGTAAATGTAAAACGTGATCGTGAATGGTTTAAAACATATCTTCCAATTATGAAGGATTTTTGGGACAAAGTGGTATATTACCGACAACATCCAGATGAAATCCCTAAACCAGAAGAAAAACCAAAACGCACTAGAAAAAAGAAGCCCGAGCCTGTAGTGGAGTGTGAAATATACGATATTTCAGAAGATGACTTCCTAAGTGATTAATATTTTAGATAAATACAACTAAAAATATGCAGGAATATGAGAGAGCTGTCAAACAGTTAAATGGTACATTACAGAAACCACATCAAGAATATGGTGTAAAATGGATGCTTCTTCATGAAATAAATGAAACCATCCCTAAGAAAGGTGGCTTTCTTTGTGACGAAATGGGCCTTGGTAAAACGATACAAACTATTTCTCTTATATTAGGTAATCCCGTTAAAAGAACATTGATTGTTGTTCCAAAAACGATTGTAGAACAATGGCATCGGGAATTTCAAAAATTTGCACCACAGTTGAAAGTATCTATTTATGATAAACATAAACAAATAGACGAATGTGATGTACTTATTTCATCATACTCATCTATTGTACAAAGGGGTGAAAAAAGAGATTTTAAAACTGCGATTCATGAAGTACATTGGAATAGACTTGTACTTGATGAAGCACACGAAATCCGAAACAGACGTTCGAAACTATTTTTTTCTCTTAACGCACTAATGACAGATATTAGATGGATGTTAACTGGTACACCTGTATTCAATTCAACCGAAGATTTCATTTCGTTGTTGATGTTCATTGGTTATTGTAAACTTACTATACAAGGAAACTACGAAAAGTTAAAGTCATTATATATTCTGAGAAGAACGAAGGATACTATAAATTTACCAAAATGTTTTTTTGAAAATGTCGAACTTGATATGTTTGATCAAGAAAGAAACTTTTATGAGAATGTTTTTACAGAATCTAAAGATTTTATGAGGGAAGTTTTTAAAAATTCTACAAATATTGGTACAAAAAATATGGAACTTTTAGAATGTTTACTTAGAGCTAGACAGTGTATGATATGGCCACAATTATACTTGAATGGTATTTCTAAGAAATATGAAATCGATGCGGGTAAATGGACTGGTAGATCAAACAAGATGGAAACACTCCATAAGCTTATAAAAGAACACCCGAATGAAAAAACTCTTATATTCTGTCAATTTGTGGAAGAAATGAACCACATACAAAATATGTTATCAGAATATGAAGTCTTTAGAATAGATGGTTCGGTGGATAAAAATACACGTGAAGAAAGAATTGAGGATTTTAAGTCTTCGGAAAAAAATTCAATTTTTATTATACAAATCAAATCAGGTGGACAAGGTTTGAACCTCCAAGAAGCAACACGTGTGTATATTACTGCACCATCTTGGAACCCTGCGACAGAACTACAAGCCATAGGTCGGAGTCATCGCTCTGGACAAAATAAAGACGTATACGTGAAAAAGTTGGTATATCGTGGAGATGAAAATTTTCCAAGTGTTGAAGAATCTATCATGTGCCTCCAGGGTCATAAGTCTTTGATATGTTCGGAGGTGCTCAATGATAAGCGTATAGAAAACCAAATACCCACTAAAGGTATTTCCTCTAAGATATCAATTAATGACATCAGGAAAATTTTCTGCGTTTAGTGTAAAAATGAACTCTAAGACATTTGGAAGCCGAGCTGAAGTTTTCCACGGAACCGCCGAAAGAACTACAGGTGGTCTCACTAAGAAAGATCTCATGATTGGTGGTGATGGACGTATCAAGAGTAAGGCTGCCCACAATTCCGCACTCGCTCGTATGAAGTCTGAAGGTAAGAAGGCGATGGTTAAGGTTTTCAAGCCGAAGAAAGGTAAATTTTCTCTTCAACCAAAGGCGGGTACAAAAGCATATGAGAAAAAGATAAAGAAGATGGAGGACTAAGTAAATCTGAAGAGAATTATGTTTTATCTTTAGATTTATAAAAATATTCAATTAATATAAATGACTTTAGAGAAGTGGGATGAATCTGTGCGTCTCGCAAAAATTAAGTTAGGTCACAATCCAAAAAAATTTACCAGAATAGATGGTAAACTTCTCAAGGAGGCGCAAGCTATTTATCATATACTACTCATGAACGACAAACTGAAACCCCTTTAATCGTTCAGGCTCAAATACCATGAGTTGATATAATTTCCATGTAATTCCAAATTTCTTATTAAGAAAATATACACTTGAAAGTTCAACAATAGATTTACCTGAATTTCGTGAATAGAGACCGTGACTCACTTCATCCTTTAAATGATTCTTATCTGCATCAAATACATGTGCTTTTAATGTATCATGGATATCTGTGTCAACTTTCACACGAAATTTTGGTGCGTGCCCCTGATTTTCCTTTATATTAGAATTAAACATTGATTTAAGTTCATTATAACTATACACCTTGTCGAAAATTTTATCACTTTGTTCGGCGACCGCACGAATAATTTTGTCTTCGATTTGTCGTAGTGTATCGTAAAACGTTTTTACATAGTTGTTTTCTTCGTCATAACCATTCATAGAAAAATCAAGATTCCACTTTACCGGACCAACTTCTGGTGTAAAGCCAGAAACTCCAAAAGGCATATACATTCGTGGAATTTGAATGCGAAAGGGTTTATCATCATTTGTGGAAATCACAATTTTTCGATTATTGTATTCATTGATTTTTAAATTATCACATGCGTCAATGAACTTGGACATTATATATGAATAATAATGTAAAACTTTAAGCTGAACACATAACACAATCTGGTTCAAGGCTAAATTGTATGGGACGAGCCTTTGCCTTACTTCTCAAATAGTACATACCGGTTTTTAAACCTTTTTTCCATGAATACATATGCATTGATGAGAGTTTCGAAAGAGTGGGACTTTCCATAAATAGATTCATACTTTGAGACTGATCGATAAAACGCCCTCTATCAGCTGCCATGTCGATGACATCTTTCATTTTGATTTCCCAAACAGTTCTATATAAATTTTTAATGTCATCGGGTATGTCGACGATGTTTTGAATTGACCCACCAGCTTTTACCATTATATCTTTCATTTCCTTAGACCAAAGGCCAATCTTTTTGAGGTCTTCAACAAGGTGTCGGTTTACTACAACAAACTCCCCAGCAAGTGTTCTTCTAAGATATATGTTTGTTGTATATGGCTCGAAACACTCATTATTACCTAGAATTTGTGCCGTTGAAGCCGTAGGCATGGGTGCCATAAGTAGACTATTTCTTAGTCCCTTCTTCATTATGCGTTCTTTGAGGATATTCCAATCATAATGAAGTTTAGTTTCACCTTCCCACATATCAAACTGAAGAATACCTTGTGCAGCGGGAGAACCTTCAAATGTAGAATATGAACCCTCTATCTCAGCCAAATCGCAACTTGCTTCAAGTGATGCGTGATACATCGTTTCAAATATACGTGAATTTATAAGTTTCGCTTCATCCGAATCAAATGCAACACGACATAAAATAAATACATCAGCTAAACCCTGTACACCCAAACCAATTGGTCTGTGTTTCATGTTTGAGTTTTTTGCGGTTTCAACCGGGTAAAAATTACGATCAATCACACGGTTCAAATTCTTCGTTACTATTTTTGTAATTTCATGAAGTTTTTCATAGTTAAATGTTCTCTTTTCTATGTCAACAAACTTCGGTAATGCGATAGATGCCAAGTTACATACAGCAGTCTCATCTTTGTCTGTGTATTCTATGATTTCTGTACATAAATTTGACGATTTAATCGTACCCAGATTCTTTTGATTACTCTTCTTATTGCACGCATCTTTGTAAAGCATATATGGAGTACCCGTTTCTGTTTGTGATTTAAGTATGGCCTTCCACACATCGGCAACGGGTATAGTAAAACTTGCCCGCCCCTCTTCTTCATATTTCGTGTATAGTGCTTCAAATTCTTCTCCCACAGCATCAGAAAGACCTGGTGCCTTATCTGGACAAAAAAGAGACCATTTTCCACCCTCTTCAACACGCTTCATGAAGAGATCTGGAATCCACAATGCAGAAAAGAGATCGCGACATCTCGCCTCATCATCTCCTTGATTAAGACGCAACTCAAGAAAGTCCATAATATCCGCATGCCATGGTTCCATGTACACAGCAATACTACCCTTACGTCTACCTGCCTGATTCACATATCGCGCAGTTGCATTAAATACACGTAACATCGGGATAATACCATCTGATTGTCCGTTTGTACCTCTAATACGGGACTTATTTGCCCTGACATCGTGAATATGCATACCGATACCTCCAGCCCATTTACTTATTTGTGCACATTCAGTTAGAGTACCATAAATTCCATTAATCGAATCTTCTTTGTTTGCAATCAAAAAACACGAAGACATTTGAGGTCTAGGTGTCCCTGCATTGAAAAGGGTTGGTGTTGCATGAATAAACATACCACTACTCATTTTATCATATGTTTCAAGAACAGACTCAACATCTCTACCATGAATACCGATAGCAACTCTCATGAAGAGATACTGTGGGGTTTCCATGAGAATACCATCGAGTCTCTGTAAATAAGATTTCTCGAGAGTTTTTAAACCAAAATAACCAAAGTCGTTATCTCTTTCGGGTTTGATATGATCTTTCACCTGAAGAGCGACATCTGCGACTTCATCTGTAACGATACAAGCCTTTGAAAGTTTTTTCATGGCGATATGGAAATTATTTGGGGCGATTTTCTGAATATTACTTGCTACTATACGTGTTGCGAGGGTCTCGTAGTCTGGGTCTATTGTAATCATCCCTATACAAATTTCAGCCGAGAGAGTGTCAATTTCCTGAGTTGTAATTTCATCATACATGGATGAAAAAACCTGCTGAGCTACTTTTGTAGAATCAACTGATGAAGAGAGACCGTTTGTTAAGCGTAAAATCCTGTTGGTGACCTTGTCAAATTTCATGTCTTCAACATGATTGGAGCGCTTTGTAACTCGCATCTTTTATAACTATCTATAAGATGTATTTTTTAAATTACTTATTTCATGAGGCAGTTGAGATCATGGCTTCGTACTGTGGCTGGTCCAAGTGTCTCGAATTTGCGATCGGGCTGAAGTAAATAAGTATTCACATTGTACATACCTTGTTCACCTGGCTTGGATACAGGCGGATATGATCCAACAAAACACGTAGGTGGGTTACAGGGAACGGCCTCGATATTTTTACTTTTTTCTGCGAAGATGGAATCAAAGTCTGCAGGATTCAACATTTAATATTTACATATTTTTTTTTTCAGCGGGTATATTAGATGTGTGACAATCTTCACCTAAATTCTATCAAACAATGTGAAACTCCTCTGAACAGTTTGTTTTTTTCGGAATTCAATACCAACTTGATACAGCGTGCGATTAGACAAAAATTTAAAGATGATACTGGAATTTCTATAGATTATCAAAATGAAGACGATCTATTTTCCATCATGCGTGTTGTTTTTATTAACAACTCGGGTGATCATTACAGTCAAGTAAATCAGCAAGTTCGGCAAATGAATGAGATGGTTATTAAAACTGCGTTGTCTCAGATAAAGACGGGTGTGTCTCAGTATGTGGCTTACATTAGAGACATTGATACATTAAGTATACCCATAGATCGACCTGAAAGTACTTCTACTTATGGTAATAAGATTGGTCCAGCAAACAACAAGATAGGAATCAATTAAAGTTTTGGGTGTATGAAAATGTAAGAACAAATGAGTCTGAACTATTACAAATGTGAGACAGAAAAGGTCTGTAAAGATAAAGGTTGGGACAAAGTAAATATTGATACCGTGTGGCTTCTATTGACAGAAGAATTTGGTGAATTGGCGTCGGCTATCCGACAATACAAAAAAACTTACAAAAAAATGAACCTAAAAAAGGAAAGAGGTACGGATGTTATGATGGAAATGGGGGATGTTTTTAGTTATTTATTCCAAATTGCACATATGTTAAATGTAGATCTAGATAAAATGTGGACACAGCACATTTCCAAAGTTAATCATAAGAAATATAATCTAAACTATTAGTAAATGAGTGCGTATATGCTCAGTGACGAAAACACAATCGATGACGTCAATCCGTATGTTATGTATGATTTTTCCCTTCCGGGTACATTGCGCAAAACATCCGATTTTTCCGATTTTTCTGAACCTATCAAAGAAGATATAATTCTTCAGGATGAAATTAGTCCTATATGTCAATATGGCGTGACTGCGGGTGATAAAACGGCAAATCTATGCAAGGGTGGATCACGTGGTGTTCCTCTAGACAAGACAATCCACCCTAAGCGTAATATTGATTTGGGTTACACGGGTATAAAAAATGAAGGTATTTTGATTTCACCATCTGAATTAGAATGTGTTATTTATAAAAATACAGATCTACGTGTTTTTGTTATAGGTATTATTCTAACGCTGATTCTATTATTTTCAATACGTTAAATAATCTTTTAAGTTTACCAATATTTAAACATCCATCAATCACCATTGGTAATGTATCTTCGCATATATATTTCATAAATTTACATTGCCACATAGATTTAAAATTTACATATGGTGGTTCAAATGTTTTATCTAAAATTTTTATAGAACGCATAATACGCATGAGTTGTTTATTCGATGGACTTCCCATGAGTATGTTATCGATAACCGTAGTACACATACGTTGATACACTTCGAAATTTTTATCAACCATTGTGTTTAAAAAGTTTTCGTAAGGGATTGTTTGTTTGAGTGAATTTATTTCAATCCAATCACATTCTGGTTTTGTTCTCAGTGTGTCTGAAAAAAGTTCATAACCTTTTCCGGGTACGTATTTTGTATATTTAAATTCAACAAAATCAAGTCCGCTATCAACGTCACAAAAATAACGAGCACTCTTAAAAATAGAGCCAGTCATATTAATAATTGTATGGACCCTATCTCTAAGTCATTTATTGTTGGATTATTAAACACCTAAGTCGTGTTACGTGTTTAAAATTGATAAGTTTAAACCCAGAGTCCATGAAATATTCTTCCATCGCAAATAATACATTTTCATATCTACTAACAATAGATGAATTTCGTAACAAAATCGAAGAATCTTTAAAGCCCTCATGGATAAAGATCACTACTATCACCATGATATCAAGTTTTTCACAAAAGGTGGATACACACAAGTTGAGAGATGTTTTTGAAAAAAATGAAGTTTTGAAAATAAAAAATTCAAATGGCCTTGATGATTATGCATTCGAATGGAGACTTAAACCGACAACATTTTACAATCAAGTGACTTTAACATATAATGATTCGTATAGTACAAAGTCCATTAAAGTATTTCCAAATGGTAGCATTCAGGTCGCCGGATGCTCTGATTTATATGATTGTAAACGTATAATCAAACAATTGAGTTACATATTTAAAAAATATTTGGACTTTGAAGAGGATATTCCAATCGAATCGTTTCGTGTCGTTATGATTAATTCAAATTTCAGTCTAAACTACAATCTCAATCTCATGAGAGTTGCTAATCATTTCGAAGATGCAAATGATGTATTTAAAGTTTCATTTGAACCAGACAGATATTCCGCAGTCAAGATTAAGTTTAAACCCGCCGAAGATATGAAAGAAATTACATGTTCAATTTTCAGTACAGGTAAGATTATTATAACTGGTGCAGAAACATTAAAAGAAATTGCATTTGCATATAACATCGTAAATAACCATATCAACGAAGATGCAAGTATTCGTGTTTCGGAAACAAAGGAAAAAGATGTATTTGATACCTTTCTGGGTTATAAGTCCGAAGATTTCGTCAGGCACCTTAAAAAAATGAACTATAATTCGTGGTGTAAAACCACAACGAATAGAAAAATTAATTTCTGATGTAATATTAAATAAAATGTCTCAGCGACTTGGTATGGCCGACGGTCGATGCTTCACTATCAGCTCATCTTCCCAACTATTGAACAATTATGTCATGAAAAAACAGGGTATTAACATGGAAGATAACTATTCTTACCGTCAATTTCTCCAGAAGTCTGGTCCTAGTTTGATTGATTCTTTACAGGCTACACAGAATGGTAAAGATCAATGTAATGTATGTGATGCTCCATTAATCGACACAAGAGATATATACTAAATAAACACGCAAAATATTCAAAAAAAGTTTAATTATATAATCTATAATGTCCACATGTTCGATTTGTCTCAATGACATGAGACAAACTAGGAACAACCCCCCTATACGGTGTGGACATGTATTTCATACATCGTGTATAGATGAATGGAAACGAAAAGGTCACAATACATGTCCACTATGTAGGAAAGTATTTGACGCATCACAATTTAGTGTTACAGTCACTATTCGAAATAACTATATAGCTACTTCGAATACATTACCAATAACTAACAGTGACGACATACTTAATATACTAGACATGTTTGACGTTACTTTTGATATAGAAAATTTAGACGATTTAGACGAAATATTATCGGATCTGGGGATGCGTCTTACCGACTTTGATTCCTCGATCGCTAACACAGAATGAACTACAATATTTTTCGTAGTTTAGCCCGGGATAATTTCTAGAAGCTTTTCTTGGATCGTGTATAGATTTACCTTTAGCATCAGTCAGAAGTGGACCAGTCGCCCACCCCCTCTTGTGACTGAATATGTTTGCCTTGAACACTATACGTTTACCTACTTGAAATTTACCCGCACGCTTCACTCTGTATTCCGGAACTTTAAAAAACTTAGCAACCGAAGTTTGTGTGTCACCCGGTTTTATACGATATTCAACGATACCGTGTTGTACATAAAAGTGAAAGTCGCCTTGACGTATGTAGTTTGTGGGTCTTCCAGGAGAAACAAACATCATAACTTTATAATACCCTTTCTTACATTTTTCATTTGCTTTTGCTAGATATATCTTTTTGGGGTTATCAGAAACTACACGTTTTGGTAATCCACGACAATGTGTGTAATTGTGATTTAGATTGGAAAGTCCAGAGCGATCACCCGGAATTGACTTTTGCCATCTATAAGCTTCATAGTCACCTACAGCATAAGCATAACAGTTGTTGTTACCTATTCCGGTAGATGTACCCCAACGACGATTAGTGAATTTTCTTTCGGAACCACTCAAAGGTAACTTTGATGACATCTATAATATCTACAGAAAAAAATATTTTAGTATAATAAAATGATCCGAGATATCGCCAAGGCTAAAAACACTTCTGACATGTTGTCTGAAATTTTGTTGTTTGTGTTGTCTATCCTCCTCACAACTTTTGTACTTCGCTTTCTCTGGAACCGATCACTTGTTAAACACATTTCAGTTTTGAAGCCAATTAATTCACTCCTTGACGCATTCATCTTGTCTCTCGCTCTTTCCATTGTGAAAGAATGTGGGTGTTAAACTTCCTTAAAACCGGTAGTTTTTTCACCAGCTGGCGACATTAATGTTGGATATGCTTGGATATCTTTGTCACATTTACCATTCGAACAGTCAACAAACTCATGAGGAATATTCTTAGACTTCATGTACTCAATCTGTTTACGAGTCCAGCCACAACCCATGGTCCCGTAAACAGTCCATTTTTCTTCGTTATTGTATTTTGGTGCACTTACGATGACATCAATATTTCGCTTCCCCGTCTGAGAAAGAATGTAAAGATCGACGACAAGGAGGAGGGGTATTAACCACATGTTATATTATAATTACATATTTTTTATTATTTTGCACATTTGTTCTTTTTTTAACTTTGGATTCAATTTGAACAGTTTAACAAGTTCATCTTTTTTATAAAGTCTACACTTTCGTTTTTCAATTTTAAGATCACCATTTTTATTAATTGAAATTGACGGCTTCACGGCAACAATACCAGGTCTCTTTAGTATCGTCTTTTTCTTTTCTGCGTCCTTCTGGAGAATAGCTTTTGCGCGTCTAATTGCCGAAGATGTACCAACATTCTTTGATGCTTCTACTCTTTTTACCACCACGGGCTTTTTTGATGTGACCTTTGAAAGAAAGTTGATCTTCTTTCCTTGCATGAATGAATGATTCATTATGTCATCATATGTTGGGAGGCCTTTGTGTTTTATGAGACGAAGACGATAATCCTTAATGTATTTTGTAGTGACCCCGATATATTCATTTGGGAATAAATCTTTCACGAACTTTCTTACTTCACTATTATTTGAATATTTGTGAATTATATTGAGAAAGTAATGGGCGTCGTACATTGGATGTGACTTTGTCGATATACCTGATATATTAGCAATCTCTTTATCAATCTCAGGATTTCTAACACCTTCTATTGTCGAGAATCCAAAGTCAATCATAATCGGTATATCATCCTTCAATACGATAATATTGTTCCAGTGAAGATCATGATGTCTAAATTTTGGATACTTTTCGTGAATTTTCTTGAGATTTCCGATAACTCGTGAGATCATCCGACGATACGCCGCTGCTGTCTGTCCCAATTTAATCCAGTGTTCGAGAGATATACCGTTAATATATTCAAAGTATAGTAAATCTCTATTATTACACGTCTTAAAATGATACATACGGGGAACACCCATACCTTTCAATTTTTGTGCGATTCGATATTCCATTTTGGCACTAGGTTCACTTGTAAATTTTACAGCAATTTTTGTATTACATTTATCATCCAAACATCCGTAATATACCGCACCATATTGCCCCTTGCCAATTTGGTAAAGCTTACCTTTCTGAATCTGATTTATTCTATTCAAACGAGGTGCATATAGATGAGATTTCGGATCACAACCCTTGGCCCCTCTTAATAATTTTTTGAGTTCTTCACCAACTGCATTCTTCTGAACATTCGTCTTTGCATTGTTGGCAATATTAACAAGGTCTGCGAGCTTGACCATTTTATTATAAACTAAGAAAAGTTTTTATTATACCATCTCATAAGTTTCGGGGAGCATATGTCTCCGTATTCAGCATACATTTCGACTTTTAAGTTGTCTTTATCTAAATAATCCTTTATAACATCGAGTATGTGCATATTTTCCCATGCAACTGCAGCTATCATAGTCGGATGTGTATATAATTTCATAACTTCTTCATACTTTTCCGGTTTGAATGCCGTCTTACACGTGTTCATAAAGACTTCGAACATGAGAAGAGAAATCTCGGGATCTTTGTGTGAGGCCATCCAATATGTAATATAGTTATCATGTTCAGTATCATTTGTTTCAATTATATCATTAACATTTTGTATAATCTGATACTCATTGGCTTTAAGAGCATTAATATCTCCTCGCTTGATAACTTCGAAAATGTTCATAGTGTATTTCTGTGTAGAAAAGATTTGACTTAGGTAACTAAAAAATTTTCTTCATACCATCTCGAAACAGCACTTTCATCATCGGAAATAACAAGGTCGTATAGATATTTTTCATCTACGTGACACATTGCATGTTCGAGTAAATCTATATTTTGACTCTTGACAGAACCACACATAAGAGATCTACCCATAACTTTCATGATTTCATGCCAATGATATTGTGAGTTTTCACGACATATATTTTTTAAGGTTTGGAATAATATACGTCCCTTCCCATGATTTTCATGCGCCCCAATTTCATATGTCAAATAATCACCACTCTCATTCATCATTTCATAATCAATATATTTGATAATATCTTTAGACCTTGACCTGAGGCCTATATAATCACCACGATCAATGAGTTCATGGAGATCTTTATAAATTTGTCTATGATGCATTGTATTATAGAATTTAACAATTGATATATCACTTAGGTCAAATGCAAACCTAAGAAGAGATAACATAACTAATCTTAAATAAAGTTGAGAATTTATAATTTTCTATATGTTTGAGAATCTGTTGATTGCTACACTCGGTGGATATGGACCCTTAATCATCGAAACAAAAAACGGGGTTTTCATTGAAAATTGTGTGATAATTAGTAGAAAGAACATTGATAATGTTATTCGAAAACTTCACGATGGGAAATATTCAAAGATTGAGCAAACAACAGATCGTTCATTCTTTGTAGCATAAAATGCACCCCAAAGACTAACGAAATTAACAAAAGTCTCACTGCAATGTAGAATAGTGACCAGCAATGTAATACACATCACTAAATCCCAATTCTTCTAATTTTTCAGCTGCAAATCTAGCCCGTTGTCCTGTGTTGCAATACACGAGTATACCTTTTCTGGGAAGTTCGGTCGTTGTCTTCTTGTTAATTTTAGTGACAGGAATGTGTATGGCACCTTTATAATGACCAGCTCTATATTCCATTATTGTACGAACATCTACAACTTTCTTTATAGTTCCAGATCTAATCATACGTTTAGCCTTTTCACTACTGACAATATTATCACCCAAAAATGTATAGGTAGCTGCAGCTGCGATAGTTGCGACAATTAATACCGGAAACATGTTATAATATATGTTTATATTTTACTTCCGGCCCAATTTACGATTTGTTTAAGAGACCAAGAACTATTGATATTAGATGGGACATCTATCTTTATCAGACTCCGCTTCATACTCTGTAAATTTGTATCACTTACAAATGTTGGCACTTGTACAATATGATTTAATTTAAATCTTTTGTCATCTTTAGTTGTAATTTTGAGATAATATGGAAAATTTTTTACAAAGTAATTCCATTTCGTAGATTTTCTACTTGACAACGGTACATATTTATGAATTAGACCCCACACAACTCGTTTTATGAAGACAAGTCTATCACGTGGATCTTTGGGTCCAATGTATGTGTTCAGTGTATCATGCATCATAGCTATGAAGGCCTCTATGTAACAAAAATGATGTTGAGATAGTTCGTCATATTGTGAAATCTCGAAAGACTTTTCTAGGATTTTCTTATTTCGAATTCTGATCTTCGTATTTTTTAGGAGTTTTTTATAATTTTCTAAATCCGTACTTACAAACCCCCCCGTGGGTTGGAATGTATTCATTTTGTTTCGTATTGTATATTCTTGTCCATATACTGTTCGAAGTTCATTTTTGAACTCACGTCTGCCGGCACCCATTGAATCAAATAATGTAATTGATTTACTATCATGATTTACTTTAGCAAGTGCATAGTGTCCGTCACCACCTGGATATGTGTGTGATATGTGTAGATAATGTACACCCTTATGCCCCATTTTAATGGGGTTTTTCATACGAGACGTTCTATTACAAGTAAATTTAAAGTCATAATCAGTCTCTTTTTTTATGTCCATGCCAATTTTTTCAAAAATACCGGGTGCTTGAATGAATTGTTTAGCTATTTCACTAGCATCTTCGATAGCCATGAGATATTTTGCGGCATTGTTTGTATTAATACGACTCTCGATGTAATCAGTCTTATCAATCTCATATGTTTCCCCTTTTACACGTAAAAGACGATTACGAACATTTTTATTTTTAATGAGTTTGATAGGGGTAAGGTTCATATCTTATTAAGACATCACATTTTTAAATAATGTTCATCTTCACATGTTTGATATCATCTGAAGAGGATTAAATGTATTTAATTAATGATTATTATATTTTAATTACCGAACGCAACACCCGCCATACCGTTCTTTATACGAAGAACGTTATAGTTTACTGCATAAACACGATGAAGAGAATTACCCCCCGAAACACCATTAAGTATCAATTTAGCAGTATCAATTCTTGAAAAGTTCAACGAACCAGTTGGTTGTTGTTTACTCAATGTAAGGCAGAATGGCCATGTGTATGTTGGAAGATCTCGCAATACATCGTCTGGTAAATCAGTGCAGTGCATTTCATGAACAATATTATGGTGATACAATACAGATGTATTTTCAAACAAAGCAACACCATTGATATAAAGACTGGATGTATCAAACTTATATTCATCATCCCAGTTATTTCCTGTCGCCTTACCCGAAACTAAATGGAGGCCTTTGACTGGGTGATTGAAGTAGCTCAAATCAACGTCTGTATCAGATGGATCGATTGGTTGATATTGTGTTTGTGTAATTAAGAGTTCATGTTCACTGTCGGTAAAGAATTTTCGTTCATCGGTATCTAAATAGATGTAGTTACCATATACTTTGGGGGATGGTGGGTTCGACATACCGGAGTAAAGACCGTCTCTACACTTAATTTTTATTTCAACATCGTGGTATTGAAGAGCGACAAGTGGTAAACACTTTGTCCACTCCTCACCGAAAAAGAACGGTAACATACAATAATCACTGCCTGTATTAGTCCCGGCACCGAGAGCATTTTCCTTGACGACATTTGTTGTCACTGCACACGAGGCTTTTGACGAACCATCTCGGTAGAGTGGGTTATATACACCCTGAATAAACAACGAATCCATTTGGCAAACCTTTTGACCACCTATCCACAAGCTTATGTCCGTTGGATTGGAAGAACCACTAGAGAAAAGACCATCGTTGTTCGTAGCTACATTTGAAATGTTTGGGGCTTCGATCCATATGTAGCTCATCAAATCACCCTTGGAGCGAATTGGGATGGTGACTTCGTTATTTGAACCAAATGTACCGATGTAATCCATACGCTCTGGTTTCATAGAAAAGTTGGTGTGACGTCTGTAGTTTTGACGAAAGAAACTGACCTGAGGTTGACCCGTGATATACACATCCTGGGCACCCTTCGAGACCAGATCAATTAAAGCTGCTGACATTTATATTAAAAGCATATTAAAATTTTGGCTCGATGATAACACAACGACTAATATGGTTGTCTTCCAAGCACTGACTTGGGAAGCCAGGGACAGTGAAGAAGGTAACGAACATCTCATTACCATATTTGGTAAGACTGAGGAAGGTGATTCTGTTTCTGTGACAACCGCATTTACTCCTTATTTTTTTATAAAGTTACCTGAAAATGTTTCTCAACAAACTATCCGTGAAATATACAATACCATTGATCGTAAGTGTCCGGAAACATTATTATGTTATTCGGTAACAAAATCAAAAGACGTCTGGGGTTTTCAGAATAATCAAAAATTTTCATACATGAAACTCGATTTTATTTCATTACAGGCACGTCGGCGTGTCGATTCATTCTTAAAAAAGTCAATGGAGTTGACTTCTGGGCCTTTTAAATTTAAGGTTTTCGAGTCTAATCTTGACCCAGTTCTTCGATTGATGCACAGAACTGGTATTCAATCTACCGGTTGGCTTGATAGTGGTGATAAATGTGTAAATGCAAGTGTTTCAACCACTAAAATTGACTTATTTTGTAACGATTGGACTACACTTAAACCCGTTGTACGAGATGACATCGCACCGTTTGTTGTTGCATCTTTTGATATCGAATGTAATAGTTCTACTGGTAAATTTCCAGATGCTGACGTAACCGACGATGTGTGTTTTCAGATTGCAATTTCGTTGTGTAAATTTGGGAGTGATGAACCATACAATAAGACTTGCTTGTGTTATAAGAAAACTGACGATAACACAACCAGTGGCACTATATTAAGTTATGACACAGAACGTGAAATGTTGGAAGCGTTTCAAAAATATATTCAAAAACACGACGTTGATATTCTCACCGGGTGGAATATTTTTGGTTTTGATCTCGAGTACATTTTTAAACGTGCATACGTATCTGGATGCAATCGTCGTTTTTTCAATCTCGGCAGACTTCGTGATGTGGCTTCTGATTTAACTATCAAGAAGTTGAGTTCAAGTGCTCTTGGTGATAATTTATTAAAGCTACTACCCATGCCAGGGCGATTTGTATTTGATATGTTTCATGAAGTAAAAAAGAATTATAAGCTTGATTCATACTCGTTAAACAATGTATCGAAATTGTATTTGGGTGATCAAAAGATAGATATGCCCGCAAAAGAGATGTTTTTACGATATCGTGAAGAAGACCCGATAAAACTTAGAGAAGTTGCAGAATATTGTATCAAAGATACACTTCTTCCACATGGTCTCATGAAAAAACTGTGTACCCTCTTCAACTTGGTTGAAATGGCGAAAGCAACATGGGTACCTATTTCATTTCTATCGGAGCGTGGACAACAAATCAAGGTTTTCTCTCAATTGACAAAAAAAGCACGTGAATTGGGATTTATGGTACCAACTATTCGTTATGGAGCCATCCCCGAAGAACCTTATGAAGGTGCCACGGTACTTGAAGCACAAAAAGGTGCTTATTATACACCAATTACAGCTCTTGATTTTGAGTCACTATATCCAAGTATTATGATGGCTCATAATCTATGTTATTCGTCAT